CCTTGACAAATGACTAAGTATCATGCTACAATAACGCATGAAAAGAGAAGTTCCAGAAGGCTCTAAGTGGTGTCCTGCTTGCCAATCGGTCAAGCCACTTGACGGTTTCCCCAAACACCGCAGTCGACAAGACAGTGTAGCATCAAGGTGCAAACCTTGTAGCAGCAAGGCGTCTATTGCGTCTGCCAGAAGAAACCCAGAGAAGCAATTAACCAAGATGCGCGAATGGCGAGCGAACAACCCAAAAAGCCACAGGCCTGGGGTTCTGAAGCGGCTCTACGGATTAACTATGGCTGAATACAATGAGTTGTTTATCTCACAAAACAGCAAATGTGCCATATGCTTGCGCGTACCGTCAGAGAATAAACTACTTCATGTTGACCATGACCACCAAACAGGAGTGGTGCGTGGCCTTTTGTGCCAACAGTGTAATCACGCTATTGGGCTTCTTCAAGAAAACCCTGATGTCATACAACGCGCATTGAACTATTTGTCATAAAGTTTTTTGCGATATTGTGCCATTTGTCTCTCCCATGCAAAATCGTAAAACACGGTGGGCCTCTACCGTTGTTTATGGAAAGCCGTTTAATCTTTCAGTGCTCAGGCTTTCAAGCCCAATTCGTCGGCAAGGTCTTGCGGCAGGTCGCCGCCCGGCCCGACCAGCAAGTAGCGCGCCTCCGTGCTTCCCGCCTCGACGACGCTGCCCTGAGAGTTCAGAAACAGGCGGCGGTCGGAGACATGCCTTGTCCCACCGGCTTGCCCCGCGCGGATCAGCAGGTCGCTGATGATCGGCTGCGGCGGCAAAAGCAGGTCCGGGCTGCTCTCGCTGGGAGCCACCGAAACGATGACAGGACTGGCGTCAGAGGCTTTATCACTGGCGGCAGGCGCAGCGTCCGTGTTTGAGGACACTGACACCGCTTTTTCGTTAGCCGCTTCTGTATTATTAGATTGTGAAACTGTGTTAGATTGTGAATCTGTATTGGATTGTGAATTCGCGGCCATTAGGCGTCAAGCCCCACTTTCACAAGGTTAGGCTGGCCGGGCACCTGGCTTTTGTTCTCATAGAGCGTGCCGGTACTAGTGTCCATGAGGGTTTGGCCCGGCGAGGCATTGTAGCCGGTCGCCGGGGCACCCTGCGTGGTCGTGGCACACACCACCGTCTGTCCCGCAGGCCCGGTCAGGCCGTAGGCGTTGGGGATCAGGTCGGGCATGTTGACGCCGGCCAGTATCCCGCCATACGTCAAAGTAATCGGCGTTCCTGGCAGCGGCCCGCCCGTGGCAACCACGTTGCCTGCGCCAACGCTCAGGACGGCCTGCACGGCGGCCTGCACCTGCGCCGCCGTCGCGTTAAAGGGAATGGTCGCCGTGCTTTGTCCGGCCAGCATCAGCGTGAACGTGCCTCCGGTTGGCGCGCCCGGCAGCAGAACCGTCTGCACTTCGTTCTGCGCGGCCTGCGGCGGGCTGGGCGAGCGCAGCATCCCCATCGCTCCGCCAATCGTATTTCCGCCTTCGATAACACCCATGGAGTGCTTCCTTTCCTAAAAGCCGGCAGCCGGGACACTTATCCTGGCTGCCGACGGTATAAGGCTTACTGCCCTATGGCTTACTCGCTTTGCGTCTTACTCGCTTTGCGTCTTACTGAGGCCCGTTGGGCAGGCCGGTGACGGTGGAGAAGGCCTGGGCGCGGTAGATTTCCAGCGTCATGCGCTCTTCCGCGCGGATCGTCTGCTGATTGCGGATGAACTGGTCGTTGACGTAGCCCACATCAATGCGCAGGCCCAACTTGCGGTCGATGTGGCTGAAGGCGCGGAAGTCGCCCGTCAGCGCCGTGCCGACAGGCATGGCGACGGTCGGAATAACCGGCAAGCCCCATAAACGCGCTTCTCCGACTTCGCCGGGGTCACCCAGGATGAAGCGGCCGGTGGTGTCTTTGAGCGTGCGATACGCCACCCAGTTGATGGGGTTCATCGCCCAGCCACTCGGGTCCGCAAAGCCAACGACGCTTGAGACATTGATCTGTGCGACAAAAGCGGCAGTGAAGATGTCCATCGCCGCTTTCGGGGTGTTCAGGACGCCCGGCTTGTTGAGAAAGCCCAGCAACTGGTTGTTGCTGCCGGTGCCGTTGAGGCACTCGTTGTCCTCTTCGAGCTGCACCATCAGGCCCAGGCGGTTTTTGAGCAGGGCTTCAATCTGCGGCACGTCCTGGAGCTGCTCGTCGGTGACGGGCAAGGTCACGGCGATCTTGCTCATATTGTACGCACGCTGGATGTACTGCAATCCGGCTTCGGGCTTCGGAGCGCCTTCCGCGACTGCCGCCGCCGCGTTCTGGAAGAGCACTTCTTCCATGAACAGGATCTGTGCATATTCCGTGTCGTCCTGCGGGATCAGGTCCGCAATGACAGGTCGGCGCTGCGGGCTGAGGATGACATACGGCTGGCGAGGAGAGAACGGTGCGTAGCCGGAAGTGGTCGTCAGCAGCGTTTTGATCGATCCTTTCAGTTCAATGGCGAAGGATTCACGGTTCCCCGCGACCCGATGCTTGTACTGTGGCGATTCGGTGAATTGCGCTGTCAGAGCTTTGACGGCTTCTCCCCCCTGTTCGCTTCCATCACCCGGCAGCGGATAGCCGCGCTGGCCTTCGGTCAGGCCCTTCATGGCGGCGAGGTTTGCCTGGTAGGCGGTGTCGGCGCTTTTGGCGGCTTCGTAGGCGTCCTGCAAAGTCGCCAGCTCGCCGTTGCGGTCGTTGATTTCTTTGAGCGGGATTTTTGCATCGAAGACGGGATTGCCGTTTTCGTCTTTTTGCTCGGTCTTGTGCTTGTCGAACAGGTTCTTCAGTTCGGTGCGCTTGGTTGTAAGCTCGTCGGCGCGCTCTTTCAGGGTAGGCATAACAGTTAATCTCCGAGAAGTTAATCTCTGTGGGAAACGTAGCAGTGGTAAGAAGGAAGGGCGTCAGGCACCCAGGCTGCGCGACTGTTCGCGCAGAAACTGAGTGTAGGCGACCCCAGCGGCCTCGGCGGAGGGCGCAATCGCAGGCGCGGACTTTCCGGCCTCCGGGGTCGGGGGCACGGTTTTGCCGGCCTCCGGGGTTGCGCTCTCCAGCAGGTCGGCCATGTCAGTGCACGAGCCGCGCAGCGTGTCCAGATGGGTCTGGAGACGGGCGCGGGTCGCTTCGGACAGGATGCGCCCGCTTTTGACGCGGGCGGAATCCTGGGCACGCAGCGCGGCGATGGCCCGCGTGCGCTCGGTCAGAGCCTGCACGGACGTAAGCGTCAGTTCGGCTTGCTTGGCCCACGTCGTCCCGGCAGGCAGGGTGGCGGAGGCAGGATCGGTGTACAACAATTCCAGGGATTTGATGGCGGCAGCAGGGTCTTCCGTGTCCGTCCCGCCGAGGATGGCCTCGATGGCGCTCATCGCCAGGTCACGGAACTCGTCGAAGGCGGCGCTCATCAGCGTGATGCGCTCGGACATCGGCGTTTCTTCATCCACGCCCAGAGCTGCCAGAAGGGCATTGTCGTAATAATCGCCGTCGGGATCGATGATGACCCGCACGACCCGGTACATGAGAGCATCGTTGAGCCGTCCGATGGCGGACATGGTCATGTCGCCCTCAATGCCGTCGCCGAGCAGAGTCGCTTTCAGCTCCGCTCTACGCTCAGGCTTTAAAGCAGATTTGACCGCTGGGGCGATAACTTCCGGCTTGGGTATCGGGGCAGGCTTCTGACCCAAAAGCGCGGGGAGAGACTTGAGCGGCGCGATGCGGTTGCGGCTTTCGCAGGGCTGGGGCGTCAGGCTGGCCTCAAACAGCGGCCAACTGGTGATTTTGTGGGAACTCGTGCCGTCCGTCGCCTTGACTTCCTGCCGCTTCACCAGGTGGGCGACGGCCCCCGACGAGGAGCCGCACTTGCCCGCCTCGATCAGTCCGTACACGGCCGCCTCATACTCGTCGGCGAGGTCGAGCTGTCCCTGCATCCAGACGCCGACATCCCGCAGCTCAAGCTGCGCGCCGGGCGCGGACTTGACGCCAAGCTCCCGGTCTTCCATCGTGTCGTCCATGCCGTGCGCGTACAGCAAAGGGACGCTGCAGGGGAAGTCTTTCCAGAACTTGGTTTCCTCCACGAAGAAGTCCCGCACCAGGTCCGTGGTGTCTTCATCGCCGAAAGAGATCAGAGGCCCCTCGAACTTGCCGTCGCCGAGGGCTTTGATGGCGCCGCCGAAGCGGATCAGGGTGCCGGCGTCTTTGGCCGTCAGGTGGCCGTTCTTCAGTTGGTCTGTGTTGATGGGCATAGGACGGTTCCTTGAGAACTAAGGGAGAGAAAAACTAATACAGGGCGTCTGGCGGCATGATAAGTGACCACGATGACGGCTTTTTTGTCAGGGAGCAAGCGGGCGCTAAAGCCATCAGGCTCTGGAGGTTACAAGTGCCGACCTCAGCAGCGGTGAGGAGATAACCTTCGCCGTCTGTTTCAG